GACGGGATCCGCAGCGTGTGCGGCCGCCATTCGCTGCGGATGCACACGCCCTCGCGCTCGACTTCGTAACGGTATTCTGCCGGCTGCGCCGCAGGGGCGTACCGCTCTACGGCGCAGGCCCAGACGCCGCCGTCGGCGTATTGCAGGGCGATGCGCCGCTTGCCGAGGCGGAGTACGAGCTGTTCGCCCCAGCGGGTACGGTATTCGATGCTGATCAGGAGTGTCATTCGTATATTCACTTTAATGATTATAACTTTGAGGAAATAAAGACATCAGAGCATGGAATAAGTCCGAAATTTCATTGGTCTACGAGACCGGGGACAATGTTCCGGCCCCATGCTGCCGTTTCCTGTTACAATCCAAATAAATCTGGATCAAAGTTTTCGGTTAAATTTGTTTTTATTTCATTTGCAATACATTGCGATTCTTGATGAGTTTCCCGGCCAAAGGTCAAGGCACAGCGTGTCTCCGCCGGCCTTCGATCGAGTCGGTGCGGAGTCACGATGTGCTTTGACCTTTGGCTCTTGCGAAAGCCGTGATTTCAGAACCCGTAAAAATCCTTCGGTAGACAGACTTTCCACAGCGGTCAGTATTCTGCCGCATGTTCCTGTATTAGTTTACAAAGGCCAGAGGAGCATTTTACATTAAGCGGACTCCAAAGCCGCACGCAATATGTAGTATTCTCTCTGGGAAAATCCGTTTACCGGAAGGGGTTGCTTATGACACGACACTATTGACATATTCGGTCTGGTGTTTCAACACGAAGTATAGTCTATTTACCAGTTTGCGGGCGACCTTTACGATGGCCTTGCTCTTGGGCATCCGCTTGCATTGTTCTGTATAAAACAGATTCATCGCGGGATCTTGGCGTATAGCCACCCATGCAGCCTCTATCAGATTACAGCGCATGACGGCGTGTTTTCGCACGGTAATGTCTCCTGTTCCGTCTTTCTCTCCGCTGCTATGGCACATCGGGATCATCCCGATATAGGCGGCCAGTTGTTCGGCATTGCGGAAACGGGTTATGTCGCATATCTCCGACAGAAACGCCATTCCCGTAGTCTGCCCGAACCCCGGAACGCTCATAATCAACCGCTGCGGTTCGCGGAATCGGTCCGCCTTGGCCAAGGCCCGTAAAGCCCGTGTCATCTCCAACTTCTGACGGCGTAGTTCCTCCAGATGCCGGAGCTGAATGTCGAGGGCCTGACGATCGCTCGGAGTGAGTGTCTCAACCTCTTTCAGCCATGCGAAAAAGCGTTTCGATCAGTTGGAGAAAGGTTCGAGGAACTCCTGCGGAATCCCGATGCCTAAACACCGTAACTGGGACTTGATCCGGTTCTTCTGACGGGTCGTGTCTTTGGTGATCGAGTTCTTCAATCTTATCAAGGAACGCATTTCCAACGATACACTGTCCGGCGTATAAATGCCTTTCAGTTCGTTGGCTCTTAAACTCCGCGCCAGCTTGCCGCTGTCCACGGCGTCACTCTTACGCAGCTTTTCGCTGCTCTTGGTCGGTACGTCGGCCGGGTTGACCACGATGTTGTCGATCCCCAATGCCGTCAGGCGTTCGTGTATCCAGAATCCGCAAAAGCCCGCTTCGTACACCGAATGATACTCGGCTCCCGGATAAACTCCTCGTCAGAAATCCGTGCAACGCTTCCGGGGCCGGATTTTGACTGAATTTCTTCAGTACAGAGGTCGCGGACAAGACCGTTACCGACCAACTCTTCAAATGGACGTCGATTCCTACATAAATCTTTTGTCCTTTGAAATAATTTCATTTCTTCGTTCTCTCATGGCTATCGTCGTTTTAGTTAGTAAAGGTCTCGCAACTTTAATCTAACCAAAATCTCGATAGCTTTTTCATCTATCCGCTTTCATCGCAGTCAACTCTGATTGTAAACATAGGGATTACATCAGAATCTGGATAGTTCGTCGTTTGTTTGGAATCGGTTTATACAAAATTACAAAAAATCTCTGGAATAACCTCGAAAAATGGGAGAAATGACACTAAATGACTTGATTTCTATACCATTACGGTGTCAGATGATGCCAAGCTGAAAATACTGAAAAAGCAAAGAAAAGCAGAACTAAGCAGGAGAATGGTTTGCAAATCATTACCCGCTGAAATGTGATTTTTAACGCATGGCACTGATATTTACTTCGTATGGCTGTAATTGGCTTACAAGGTCTAACTCGTTGATATATAACTTTGCAAACAAAAAAAACGAGTATGGCAAGAAGTACATTCAAAGTGCTGTTCTATGTGAACGGCAGCAAGGAGAAAGACGGTATTGTCCCCATCATGGGACGGGTCACAATCAACGGGACTGTGGCGCAGTTCAGTTGCAAACGGAACATTCTGAAAACGCTTTGGGATGCGAAAGGTAACCGAGCCAAAGGCAAGAGTGTTGAAGCACGGAACATCAACCACGCTTTGGACAATATCAAGGCGCAAATCATCAAGCACTACCAGCGCATATCAGACCGTGAGGCATACGTTACGGCTGAAATGGTGCGCAACGCCTATCAAGGTATCGGCAGCGAGTATGAAACACTGTTGAAAGCGTTTGACAAGGAGAACGAGACATTCAAGAAGCGTGTGGGCAAAGACAGGGTTATAGCTACATATCGGTCACGGGTACGGGCAAGAAACCATGTAGCCGCCTTTATCAAGTCCTTTTACAGACGGACGGATATGTCGATGTTGGAACTTACCCCTGACTTCATCAAGGAGTTTGCCGCATACCTCTCAACGGAAGCAGGATTGCAGAACGGTTCGATATGGTCAAACTGCATGTGGCTGAAAGGTGTGGTCATGAAAGCGCATTACAACGGGCTGATACCACGCAACCCTTTCGCACAGTTCCACATCAGCCCGAATGTAAAGGAACGGGAATATCTGACGGAAGATGAGCTGAAGCGGTGATGACACACGAGTTTATAGACAGCAAACTTGCTTATATCCGTGACATTTTCGTCTTTGCCAGTTTCACTGCCCTCTCGTTTGTGGATATTCAAGAACTGACCTATGATGATATTGTGGAGGTGAACGGTGAGAAATGGATATTGTCAAAGCGCCACAAGACCAAAGTACCGTACCAAGTGAAGCTACTGGATATTCCGTTGCAGATTATCGAGCGTTACAAATCTCAGCAGGAAAACAACCTTGTGTTTCCCAATCTCAACTATTGGTCGGTATGTAAACCGCTGAAAAAGATGATAAAGGAATGTGGTATAACCAAGTCAATATCATTTCATTGCAGTCGGCATGGCTTCGCAACGCTGGCTCTGAGTAAGGGTATGCCCATCGAAAGCGTAAGTCGTGTTTTGGGGCATACAAATATCGTCACAACCCAGCTCTACGCAAAGATAACCATACAGAAGATAGATGACGACCTCACTAAGTTTGGGAACAAACTCAACCAGTCGTTTAACAACATATCAATGGGATGAATATGAAAAGATGTATCATTATAATGGACGAATCCGGCAACATTATCATGCCGGATAATGTCGCTAGCATCTGGATGAGCGAGCCGGAACTTGTGGAGTTATTCGGGGTAATAGCCCCGACACTTCGGGCTTCCATCAGAACCATATATAAAAGCGGTGTCCTGAAAAAATACGAGGTGCAAAAGTATATCCGATTGGATAACGGTTATCATGCCGATGTGTTCAGCTTCCCGATGGTGGTAGCACTTGCTTTCCGTATCAATACTTTTGGTGCGGAACAAGTGCGCAATGCCATTCTTGAAAGGGTGTACTTGCGAAAAGAAAAAATAAATATCTTCTTTTCGCTGGGTGTGAACAGTATGGAAATATCTAAGTATCAAGCATGAAATCTATCAATGTGACGACATGAAGTAATGAACCCATTGCGTATTCCCATTGCCAACAATCTATTCATATGGATAAATAAATGGGTGTATTGCCATTCATGTGAATGAATACGATAAGTCCGAAGAAACAGCCATTGGAGTGGCGCTTCTTCGGGCTTTGTCTATATGCCTCCGAACCAAATACAAGAAAAATTATACGTGAGTCATACATGAGTCATATATCCGTCTTGTACGAATTGCCGAGCTTTGCACTGATTAAACTAAAATGAAGTGCTTATGAAACAAGAAAACATCGCAAAGGAGGAGTTTATCCGGGTAGGCACAACGCTCTACAAATTAGTGAACCAGCCCCGTCTGAACGGCGGCTATGTAAAGAAACGTATCGTGTGGAACAACGAGACACTACGGCAGGATTACGGCAAGCACCATCTCGCCACCGTGCCGAAGTATGACGGTTTCTGCACCGTACCCGAACACGTCAGTTATCAACCCGTGGTCGGCAAGTTCCTCAACCTCTACGAGCCGATAGACCACAAGCCGATGGAGGGCGATTTCCCCTCTATCCGTTCATTGGTGGAACACATCTTCGGGGAGCAATACGAGTTGGGGATGGATTATCTTCAACTGCTCTATTTGCAGCCTATACAGAAGTTGCCCATCCTGCTGTTGGTATCGGAGGAACGCAACACAGGCAAAAGCACATTTCTGAACTTTCTGAAAGCCCTGTTTCAGGACAACGTGACGTTCAACACCAACGAGGATTTCCGCAGCCAGTTCAATTCCGACTGGGCTGGAAAGCTCCTTATCATGGTGGATGAGGTGCTGTTAAGCCGCAGGGAGGACAGCGAGCGGTTGAAGAACCTGAGCACTACACTTTCCTATAAAGTGGAAGCCAAAGGCAAAGACCGTGACGAGATAGCTTTCTTCGCCAAGTTCGTGCTGTGTTCCAACAACGAATATCTGCCTATAATCATTGATGCAGGGGAAACACGTTATTGGGTGCGCAAGATAGACCGCTTGCAGTCGGATGATACCGACTTCCTTCAAAAACTGAAAGCGGAGATACCCGCATTTCTCTACCATCTGCAACACAGGCTGCTATTCACCGAAAGGAAAAGCCGTATGTGGTTCGCACCCTCGCTGCTGCATACCGAAGCCTTGCAGCGCATCATCCGCAGCAACCGCAACCGATTGGAGGTAGAGATGCACGAGCTTATCCTCGACATCCTGGACAGGGTAGGTTCGGATACTTTTTCGTTCTGCCCCGATGACATCCTCGTCTTATTGACAAACTCGCATGTCAAGGCGGAGAGGCATCAGGTGCGGAGGGTATTGCAGGAGCGTTGGAAACTGAAACCTGCCCACAACACACTCACATATACCACCTATCAGGTGGACTACACGAGAGAGTGCCGCTATGCGCCCAAACGTACGACAGGGCGGTTCTACACAGTGACAAGAGAGTTTTTGGAAACATTATGATTCTTTTTTTGATGAATTGATGAATAAGAATATAACAGCATTGAATATCAGTAGAATATACCATCATCAAACCTTAATCAAGAATAAGGTACTGATGAAAATAGAATACAGTATGGACAGACCATGCCCGACATTGCAAATGATGATTTTCTCTTTTCGCAAGCAATTTGATGAATATATGATGAGAGTATATAGTATTATATATCAATATATTAAATATCTAAATTATCAAAACATCGTTTTATCACCCATCATCAAATCCGTAGGAATATATACTATGACAATTCAGGAAGCAAAACAAATCAGCATCGCAGACTATCTGCAAAGTCTGGGCTATTCGCCCGTGAAACAGCAAGGCGAAAGCCTATGGTACAAATCACCTTTCCGGCAAGAAACGGAAGCGTCATTCAAAGTGAACACTAACCGCAAC